CTGCATTTTTAGCGAGTCTTTTTTGGCTTTCTCGTACTCTTTGGCAAGCGTTGGCAGGGCTGTGTTTGGGTTGTCGTTGTAGGCCATCCAAATATGAAAGCCTGCATCTACTTTCCCACGTTCGTTTACATCACCTGGTTTATTGCATTTACAGCAAAGCGCTGTGCCTGTCTCATCCCACTGCTCTGGCACCTGGTGAGTGTCACAACACGTAAATTCTCGCGTTGCTCTCCACTCACCATTTTCAACCATATTAAATTTATGGTGTTCGTATATTTTTCCAGTGCATTCAACACAAACAAAATGTGCGGCTTTGTAATCGTCTTTTTTATAGCGCAAGTTTTCTAACTTTAAGCGCTGCATCTCACCGCAATGTGGGCAAGGCACATATAAATAACGTTGGTCAGTAAGCAGAAACTCTTTTGTTATTTTGCAGGTACCCGCCTCTTTTGGCGTAGAACCCATAACAACTTTGCGCTTGCTCTCTGTCTCTGTTCGAGTGATCGCATTCTCTACTGGGTCACCTTCGTTATCTGGATTTTCTGGCCAGCCTGAGACTTCATCTAGGAAAAGGTAACGAATAGTCACCATTCGAAATGAACCAGCTGACGTTGCCCAAACTACTGAGAAGTCACCACCGAAAAAGGCTTTTTCTGTACTGGTGTTTTTACCGAGCATGCATTTAGCAACTGGGGCGCAGTAAGTAAAAACTTTACCCGCTTCTTTTGTCGCATACTTTTCAGCATCGGTATTTGTATTCTGAGCAACCATGATGTTGGCTGGATCATTTGTTATTGACCAACCAATACAGGTATTCATGAAAATGGCGTAACCCACACGCGCACTTTTAGATAAGACGATTTTCTCTATATAAGGCGACTCATATGCTTGCAACCAAGCTCGTTGAAATGCTTTGGGCTTGTATATTTGAGCATCTGGATTCTGATTAGTCGTCGCCCAAGTAATTATCTCCGTCTTCTTCGGCGGAACGATAATACTTAGAATGCCTTTGGATAATCGGCGTGATAATTGATTGCAATTCATCTATACCCTTCTCATTCAATTCATGAAGAGCATCGTGAACTAAATCATCAAGCGTTTTTATTGTTGATGGTTCAAGGGGTGTTCGTTTAGATATCTGATTAGATAGATCAATCAATTTGCTCTTAACTAAAGAGAGGGGTTTGTTGTATAGCTCCAGAATTGCGTCAAACGGAACCATCTCTCCTAAATCTTTTTCGTTCGCAAGGCGGATTTTTATTGCGCCTTGCTTCTCTTTTTCCGCTTTCCATTCATCGCTAGTTTCTGGCTCTTTTTCGCTTTCGCTGTTTCCGCTTTGGATGCTCATATCACGTCCATGAGCAGCTTTCATTTTTCGGATGATTTCAGACTGATGTTTAACAAATGCTTTTGCAGATTGATCAACAATTATTTTTCCGTTGTCATCACGAACAAACTCATAACCATTTGTTTTGCTTTGATTAGATAAGGTTTTAGCTGATACACCTAAGTAGTCAGCAACTGCTTTAGCTGTGCTCATAAAACCTCAACAAACAAGTCATTTGTTCAAATTCATGATGTTAAAAATCAAATTTGAATAACAAATCAAAAGCGGAAACAGAAATAGACGAAAAAAAATAAAAAAATTCTCAGACTGGGCGAGTCTTTCAACCCGCTGAGCAAAGGCCTAGGCGCTGAGTACCTAAAAAGACAATGAAATTACTGAGGCTTAGGCGTCTGTGAAAGGACACGAAAGATGACCGTCAACGCAGCTGCAGTAGCGTTCAGCCCTGCATACACTGGCATACTTACATGCACCTCAATCAATGGGAGCAGAGAAGCCAGCAAGTTCATAACTACAACGGCCAGAGCCCATTGGATACTCCACAGCTTTCCTGACTCTTTCCAGTTATCAATTAGTTTCATGATTGCTACCTTTTATCTCTTGGGTAAGTTTGATTGGGAACATAGGATCCAGCTCTGGATTGATTGATGTGGCTACAATGCAGTAAACCGAAAACAACCCTTCAAAGAAGTCCAGCAACCACTCAGGCCACCAATTACGAACACAAACAGCATTAGTCTGTTCATTGAAGTAGATAGGCACCACGCCAAATAGAAAGGCGTAATGTGTGTAGTCTTCTTCTATCTGCTGCTTAGTCAGCCGGTGCTTGAACATTGCCATCGGTTACTTCCTTTGATGCTTGAATAGCTAAGCAAATGGATTCTTCAAGGCGCTGCTTTGCTAACTCCATCTTTGTTGGGTTAGCGGTTGGCTGGTTGCTCATCAAACGCTCTAATGCCTGCCCTTGTGTGTTAAGAATTGCTTCAAACATAGCTACCTCGTTGCGCCGATTGGATACATGCAATCCAATGCACCACCCACATATCTATCGACTTTTTCCTTGAGTTGGTTCGGGTTTGTCAGAGTCCGGTGGATTGTCCAGGCCATGACTGTCATAAGATTGGTTTCCGTAACGAATGCATCGTCTGCCCGTTCAGTTATCGTTACCTGTCCACGTGGAAGTTAATCACTACATGGTGACACCCTCGGTTGTTCATGCTCATTTCAGGTTATTTCTAAGGAGGCTCGTAAACCCACTTAGAAATAAAGCCAGCACGTGGCTGGCTTTAGAGTAAGCAATGGATATAAGGAATGTGCTGAGTTAATCAGTGCTATTTCTCTACCTGTTTGTTCTGGTACCACTGTTTAACTTTATCGGGCTTCTGCCCACACTTCTCTAACGCACCCTTCCAAATTAGGTCACGTTCAACAGCTTCATCCCTTGTAAGGGGAGGGCTATCGAAAGGAATATCACAAGGTGTTAGGAAAGCCGCAGGTGGAAGAACTACCACATCACGAGTCTGCGACACCACTTGGAGATCGGTAGTGCTGCCACATGCTGTCAATAACATCGGCAGGCAAACGCTTAGAGCCACAATCATCTTCTTCATTCTGCAGTAGTCCTTTTAGTTCACCGACGGCTTGATTCACTGTTGCGTCCACGGTCGCATTGTAGGTTTTCATGTAATCAACGGCTTTACGCTCATCTTCAAGATGCTGAGTAAGCGTATTAATCGTTGAGTTCAAATCTGTGTTGACCTGAGTAACGGTGGCAATAGACAGCTTAACTGTTGCCAACTCGGCTTCTTTGGTTTCGAGTTTTGAATCTCGGGTTTCAATCTGATTTTCCAAGAACTCAACACGCAAGGTAAAAAAGCCAATTGCTATTCCAAGCAACACAATCAAAAGACCATTAACTTTAGTTGGCAAAACAAAGCTCCATCTCTTTCTGTCGCCGCTTGACTAGACCTGGTAGTTTCTTACCAGCGCCATACACCCAAAAGCGCAGCTCATTGCATGCGTTCTTGTAGTTGCCTTGGCGAATGTGTTTGAAAATGCGTGTCTCGCTACCGTCAGGGTTCTTCCTGAATCGCGTGCAGCCTGTGTTAAATATGAATGATGTGAAAGCATCAATTTGCCCTTGGCTCATCGAGGCGTCACCCATTGAAGTAACGAGACATTTTTCTGAGGATTGAATGTTACGAACCCAATCTTTTGCAATCTGCTCTTCCGTCTTAGGCTTCCCTGTAACATTGTGCGTATTACCAATGCCATCAGTCGCCAAGCCAGCAGGGCAAACATAAGGCTTCAATCGGCAACTTTCCGCATTTCCGATCAGCTCTAATGCTTGAGGTGAAATAATCAGTTCCCCGACAACCTCACCGCCAACCTCAACCACTCCAACTGGAGCAGATGAAGCCGTTTCTGTTTGATATACACCGCCTGTAACTAAAGCGATGATGGCCATTACTGAGCAAACGACCTTGTTATTCCGCTTCATTGATTCAATTCCTCAATGATGCTGCGCTCGACTCTGTCTCGTAGCAGCTTGTGATTCTTCGACTTGAAATGCCAAGACAGAATGAAAGAAGCAATACCGAGCACAATGCCGCAGATAACGCCCCACTCATTAACTGAAAACGCACCCAAAAACGTGGTGAATCCTGCCCAAAACTTGGTAGAGCTGGTTGTCATTTCCTCAGCCTTTACCGAGAAGCTGGTTCCTAGCCCCCATGCTAGAAGCTTTGCAAACCAGCCTTTTTTGTTCTCTAACATAGTGACTAACAATGCCTTACGGCACGCTCCTATAAATCTTTGAACGACTCGACCGTCGACAAATACGTGCCTTCTTCCATTTCAATACCAATAAAGCGACGGTTTAACTTCACACACGCTTTACCTGTTGAACCGGAACCCATGAAAGCATCAAGCACGACTTCACCTTCTCGACTGCTAGCAGTAAGAATGTGCTCCAGCATTTCCGCTGGCTTTTCGCATGGATGTTTACCTGGGTAATACGCGACTGGGGAAAAGGTCCACACATCGGTATAAGGAACGTCACTTGTGACACTAAATGGACGACGCAAACTTTCGTATTCCGCTTTCAAATCATCGTACTGACGAGTCAGTGATTGATAATCAGCGTTTAATGCATCGTACTCTTTGGTTAACTCATCATGAGAACGCTCGAGCTTTCCGGCATGTTCAGAAAACAACGCCTGCAGCTTTTCGTATTGATCACGATTTGGAAGTTGCCATTGGCTAGCACTAAACCAGTGCGAACACATCTGAGTGCCAGTGGCTTGATTTATTTCCTTGGCTGAAATACCAAGTGACTCACGCGCTTGTTTAAAATAATTAATCAGAGGATCGAATACCTCTTTCTTTAATTCAGCGCATCGTTTCGCATAGCCAGCCACGCCTTTAGCATGACCTTCAGCGCCGTAATGTTCAGCGAACAACACGCGCTCGGTAGCAGGGAAGAACGAACGTAAGTCAGTTTTTCTCATTCTGCGCCATGGACCGTTTGGCTTAGCCCAAATGATATGGTTCAGCACATTAAAGCGCTGCCTCATAAGCAATTCAGTATCAGCGGAAAGCTTGTGGCCACAAAACAAGTAGATACTGCCTGACGGCTTTAGCACTCGCCAAAACTCAAGCATGATCTCGTCTAACCACGCCAAGAACGTTTCAACATCTGGCCACTGGTTATCCCAAGCGTTTTTCTTTACTTGGAAATAAGGTGGATCAGTTAAAACAAGGTCGACGCTGTTATCCGGTAAGGTTTTTAGATAAGAAAGGCAGTCTGCATTAAATAGCTGCACCCTGTTATTTAAGAAGGAATGATTCAATAGTGCCTCCGAGCTTAGGCGCTCTTGGCACTCTCCTTAATCAAAGTTTTGCACCGTTTGCATTTAATCGAAACAGTGCCAATAAATTCACATAATTTTGCGCCACACTTATGGCAACGCAGTTCTATTAGTTTTGTCATATAGTCTCACTTTCGTGTAGACTCCAACCGCTTTGCAAGGCTGGATGGGCCTTGGTTTGGCTTATGACTAGCGTAATAGGTCAGATGGCTGTGAGGTGTTCCCGCACTTCACAGTCGCCCATTTCATTGCCGTAGAAGATGCACAGCTCCCTCTCTGCAAAAGCAGGTCTCAGGTACTCAAGGCTGCGCCCAAATACGAAAAAACCCCGCCATTTGGCGAGGTTTCAATTTGTTCACGGTTACAAAAACCGCACTTTGGTAAATTTATACCCTAACTATAGGACATTTGCAACTACATGTTGTGATTTATTTGCAGTTAATACACAAGATGTAGTGTTTAGCGTTAGCAGCATCAATTCACCGAGGTCGGTTGTAATGTAGCGCCCATCAGGGATCTGCTTTAATTGTCCGGCTTGGCTTAATTGCTCCATAACAAAGGCCACATGCGGCAAACTTGCCATACCTCTAGCCATTGCATACCCACCAATACTTTCGGCGCTTTGTGGGCCACACGATGCGTTTTCAAGTATTTCTTTCACTAGGTTTTCTTGGGTGTTTTTAATCTGGTTCATATAACTTCTCCTGGCGTATTAAAGTCAGGGACGACACTAATTATTGGTAAACGGGAAAGCTAGTCTTATTGGCAAAAAAGGCCGTGACTGTGACCACGACCTTTTATTCACTACTTTCTAATAGACTCTTCGACAAACATGGACTCTGTTATTGTCACTCTCTCTGACTCTGGTATTTCAACTGTAACTTTATAGTCACCTTCCAACGTCACCGAGCGACTAGGCGGTGAAAACGTACTAGAAGTAGGGCGCTGCTCTAATATCGTTTCAAGTTCAATTCGAGCCTGCATTCTTCCAACCTCTAACCCGAGAAAATAACCTTCATTCTCTGGCCTTTCCTTTTGCAGCTGCTTCGCTTCCTGTTCCTGTTCTTTGAGATCAACGCATAACTGACACAGCTTTTTAATGAGGTTCTTATCCATATCAGACTTCCTTGCCAAAGATTAATTCTCTCGTCTCATCTATGGCCTTGCTTAACAATTCAGGGTTATTCAGGACCACAAATTGATTGAAGTTAGCCATTGGGATAATTTGCTTCCCTAGCTTCTTCGCTAGATAATATTCAGCAACGGCACCTTCACTTTTATCCCAACCATCCAGCATCAAAATAGCATCGCAACAACGCAGCATCGCGCAGCAAATATCCATGTATTCAGGCTGAGACAATCCATCAGGCAATAAAGCAGGATTTAAAGCAGCGTAACCAGCATTAGATAACTTCACATCCATCTTGTGAAAAGCTGGACGGTTAAATTCAGGCAGGCCACTCATTGGGCCTGCAATATAAACCTTCATTTAAGCTGCCTCTCTAACTTCTAATGGCTCACCAACATTAACAGCAACTAACGCTTGCGCGACTAATGGTGGTACCGAGTTTCCGCATCGAGCTACTTGGCTTTTCTTTGATAGCTTTTTGCCCTCACTGTTATGCGCAATAACATAATCACTAGGAAAGCTTTGAGCAGCAAATAACTCATGAGGCTCTAACATGCGCATACCTATATCAACGATCTGATAAGCTTCACCCTGAATCATAACCAAACCAAAACGGTCTTTAGTTGTCACAGTTCCAATAGGCTTATCCAATGCCTCACCATAGCTTTCACCATAGTACTTAATTAAGAACGCACGAACTTCACCCAAATGAAGACCACCGGCTGAAATGGTATGACAAGGCTCATCCGTTCCGTGGCCAATGTTAGTCCCTCTTAATTTAACCATATGACTAGTGACCAAAGCATTATGATCAACTGTAGTGACAGTTGGTAAAGGGCGATTAATACATGCCGATGGCGCATCCGTAAAGTGACGGGCAATAAATGCCGTAACCAAAGCAAAGTGGCCACCTTTAACCTGAGCGCAAATAGTTCTTAATGGCTCATCAGCAGGCATATTT